GGCAAATGACGACGCAGTTGTTTAGTAACGGGCAATATCTTATTTACAGAATCGACGGTTACTTACGCGTCGAAAAAATACTAGCATAAAGGAAAAAGCAAATGAGCACAATGTACATCCGTGTAAAGAAAGATGGTTTCATCTATGATTACAACGAGATTCTGGCGAAGAACCCCGGTTGCGAAGTGATTTCCGAGGAAGTTGCTTTTCCTGAGCGATTTATCCCAGCACATGCAGCCGAGCATGTTGAGGAAGTGGCAAAGCCCAAAACCGTCCGTAAGAAAAAAGCTGCACTTGACCTCACAACTGCTGACATTCCTGAGCCGCCGACGTATACTCCTCCTGAGTTGGCTGAAGAAGCTGGACGAGGAATGCCCTGATGACACCCGCCGAAGTAATCACCGAAGTCAGACGTTTGATTCAGGATACCCGGACGCCGTATCGCTATAGTGATGCTGTGCTTCTGGGTTTCGTCAATCAAACGCTGAAGAAGATGGTGATCATTCGCCCGGATTTGTTCTCCATCATTGGGGAGATTCCTACCACGCCCAATACTGTGATCCAGTCTCTGCCTTCCGATGCCATGCGACTGGTAGAAATCTTTGCTGTCAAGAATAGTAATGCTGTTCTCGAAGTAACTCGTGACACGCTGGATCAGACGACCCCCGGTTGGTTGACTGAACCCCCAGATATTCCTGTGAACTATATGCGCCACGTGCGCAATCCTTACAGATACTTTTTGTACCCGGCGCCCTATGCCAATGTTGTGTTACTCGCTGAGTACGCACAGACCCCACCGGATTACAATCTGAATGATGAGATTGCATTGCTGCGGGATGCGTACTTACCCCGTTGTAATAGACGGCGTCGGTGTTTTTGGCTGAGTCTATCGATAATGAACACGTCAATTCCAACCGTGCCAAGCTGTTCCAAGATTCTTTCACACAGGCACTTGGTGTTTCGTTACAGTCGCGTGTGTTGACGGACACAGAAGAAGGCGGGCTTGATCCGAGGCAGGTGATCTGATGGCTAGTCGTACTTTTGCAACTCTCGTACCACGTATTGCACCCAGTGTGCCGGGGTGTCCGCAACCCACGATTATTCAGTACATTCGGGACTCGGCTATCCGTTCATGCGAACGAACACTAGCATGGCGATACCAACAGCCTAAATTCAATCTGACTCCGGGTACATATGTTTATCCGTTTATCAAGCCCATTGACACACAGGTCCATGCAATCTTTGCAGCAATACTGAATAACAATACCCTAGAAACATTGACGTTGGATAATGCACTTGAGTTATATCCAGCGTGGGCAGATAAGTATACGGCTGCTGCGGATATTGAGGAATACGGATCGGAGCCTCGTTCGATTACCCAGATTTCGCAAGATCAGTTTGTAGTTCTTCCGCTTCCTGATGCCGCCAAGATTTATACCATGCGTATGTTTTACGCTCTCAAGCCAGCATCAGGTGCTGACGGTATGGACGAAACGGTTTTTAACGACCTGGAAGAAGTCATCCTTCATGGGGCATTGCAGCATTTGCTCGTGCTACCCAGTGCAAATTGGACGGATCGGGAACTTGCTTCCTACCATGCCAAACAGTATGCCTACCAAATATCCGAGCGGCGTGCTCGTGCCAACATTGGTAATGCAAGAGGCATGGTAAGGGCAAGAATGCAGCCGTTTGGAGCATAGTATGTCAACCATTAAACTTGTACAGAATGATACCGGACCGCAGTTACGGTTTACCATCCAAGATACACTGACAGGGGCTGCTACTGATTTGACAGGGGCGACCGTGGTGATGCACTTTCGTGCGGTCAATACAACTACAGCACTATTTACTAGGCAGGCGACCATCATTCCGCCAGCAATCGAAGGCATCGCTGTGCTTCAGTGGCAAGACGGCGATCTTGATGTAGAACCCGGAGATTATGAAGGGGAGGTCGAGGTAACATTTCCGACAGGTATCCGGGAGACGATCTTCAACATCCTACAATTTGTTGTACGGGAACAGATCGCATGAAGTTACGCACCGCCGTCAATGCGCTTCGCCTTAGTCTGCGGACTATAGCTAATCCGCTTCGGCTTAGTTTAGGAGATATAACTAGCCCACTTCGACTTGGTTTGGTAGTACTCTCTAAGCGGTTAGCAGTTGCTGTTGGCTTGTTTCTTTGGTTTATCAAGCCGTCTGATAATTTAACTGCATCAGATAGCCGTAGTTATATTTTCCGAAGGCGGCTTGTAGAGACTGTCTCTGTGTTAGAAGTTAGATTACTTCAGTATAGTAAAGTAGCTAACGACCGTGCATCATTCTCCGACGGCGAGCCGTACTTTGCTGAGGATTATGTAGTTGGTGCGCCGCTTGCCCAGACTTATACTGAGCCATTGCAAGTAGTTAAAGTTATTCGTAAGCCGCTTGTTGAGTCTCCAGCATTGGTGGATACAGATGCAAAGGTGTTTAGCAAAGTCATCTCCCATTCCGTTTTTTCTACAGATGATTTGAATGGAGTAGTACCGGGGGATGATCAGACGCTTGCTGTTTTTAAATCCCTGAACAACGGTATCCAAGCGGCAGAAACTTTTGTATTCAAAATGATATACCGCCCCAGTTTTACTGAAACACCTAACCTTACGAGCACTGGGTATTTACGCTCACAGGGATATACCGTAGATATGTCGTACTTTGAAGAAGACTATGTCGGTGCATCCAGAACTTTTTAAGGAGTAGAAGATGAACATGAACGAATCCCTGAAGATGCGCGGCGAAGTTGGAATCGTGCTAAAGGGCAGCGACGGTTCCGTGAAGGAAACCAGAAACATAAAGAACTTGGTAGTTAATACCGGATTGGCGTATATTATTAGCCGTATGGTTGGCACATCCAAGAACGTAATGAGCCATATGGGGTTGGGGGCTGGTACAACTGCTGCCGCTGCCGGGGACACCGCACTGGAGTCCGCGCTCGGAAGTCGGATTGCGTTGGATAGTACGACTATTGCTGGTGCCAACAACGAAAAAGTTGTCTATGTAGCTACATTTGGTCCGGGTGCCGGAACTGGCGCAGTGACAGAGACGGGTATTTTTAATGCAGTGACCAGCGGTGATATGTTGTGTCGTACCGTGTTTGCTGTAGTGAACAAAGCGGCTGATGACACGATGGAAATTACGTGGACTATCACCCTGTCTGCTTCTTAATCAGGAGTTATTATGGCGGTCATCGTAACACGCAGCGGTAAAGGCGCACCGCTAACAAACTCCGAACTTGATAGTAACTTTACTAATCTTAATGATGGTATAACGTCGAGTGTGGGGATTACGGGGGGCACGATCGATGGCGCCACGATTGGTGCTACTACTCCGTCAACGGGTGTGTTTACCCAGCTTGATGTAGATAATGTCCGTATCGACGGTAATACTGTCAGCACGACAAATACAAACGGTGATCTTACGCTTGACCCCAACGGCACTGGGCAAGTCATCGTTGATGCTACAAGTGCAGTGCGTATCGCTGCTGGAACGACATTGGAGCGCCCTGCTGGTGCGGCGGGAGACTTGCGCTTTAACTCCACCACAAACGAGTTCGAGGGCTACAACGGCACAGCCTGGGCGTCTGTCGGTGGTTCGGCAATCAGTAACGACACAGCAACGGCAACCGATCTATACCCCACATTTGTCAATGCCACGACTGGTACCGCTGCTAACGTCTACACCAGCAACGCAAAACTTCTTTACAAGCCATCTACGGGTGAACTGAAGGCTCAGGAACTTGTAGCAACCAATGGCATCGTGGTGAACTCTGCTACGGTGTCTGCAAACTACACTATTCCGACTGGTAGTAATGCTATGTCTGCTGGACCTGTATCGGTGGCAAGTGGCGTTGCTGTGACGGTTAGTTCTGGTAGCCGTTGGGTTATTGTGTGAGGATGATATGACGATTACGATCAATGGATCAGGAAGCATTACAGGTCTTTCTGCTGGTGGATTGCCTGACGCAACAATTACTCAGGCTGAC